GCTGCTCCAACAGATGATGTTAAACTAATTCCTGATACTGTTACATTTGCGTCAGCGGTAGTAGTAGCTGTGCCGCTAGATGTTGTTAATGAAATGCCTGATCCACCAAAGTCATTAGAACCCCATGTGGATTGACCCCAATATTCAGAGCCTGGCGACTGTACTAAAACTGTAATATCAGCCACAAGGCTCCTCCTTTATAAATTATGCGATTCTTAAGATAGCTGCCGAAGTAGTGAATGCAGGAAACTGAATTGTAAAAGTTCCTGAAGTCGCTGTTTTGTCTCCGCCAAAATCTAGAACAGCAACTGCATCAGTTGTGTTTGATCCACCTGACGTAGTTGTGTTATAAATTAAAGCACCTCTCGCAGTTAATGTAACTCCAGTAAAAGATAAATCTGCAAAGTCTGTTATAGCAGTGTCAGTTGCTACTGACGTTCCTACGTTTACTAGTGCTTTACCACCAGATGTATAACCCGATGGTGAAGATACTTCCGTATTAGATCCACCACCAGGGTTTGTTGCAAAACCTGTAGTTGATTTTCCTAAAGTAGCTCCGTTTGTAAACATCGCAAGTTTGAATGTGCTTCCGTTAGGTGCAGCTTGAAACTTGTGTGCACCTTCTAATAATTCTTTTTTAAAAGAATTACATATTGCGTTAGTTGTTATAGCCATATTTTCTCCTTATTAATAAGTTGTGTTAGGAGCAGGAGATGGTACTTTAATTCTTGGAACACCATCATCATACTCCGCACGTCTTCTTCTGCCCATTTGTTGTAGAGCAAAATTTTGTATTTCTTCATTATACTTTGAATTATATAGATTGTATAGGTTATCAGGGCCTTTTAAAAATCTAAAACACTCAGCTAAAACGCCATGTAAAAGCATAGACTCTTGATAAGTTGATATAAAAGTATTTGTTGAAGAATTAAAATGAGGTGGATCTTGTATATAATTTATCTGAACTGTATCTGCTGCTGCTGGTGTAGGAGCTACGATAATATTAAAATCATCAAAATTAGCAAAATATTTAGGTGTGCCTTGCTTGCCAGTGCCATTAAATTCAGAAATAAAACTTGTATCTTTTTTTTCTAGAAAAATTCTATTACCACTCGAATCAATATGCTCTACAGATCTCATAACGATTAAATCAGCAGGTAGAGATACAGCTCTATTACCAACTGTAAATGTAGAGGTTGCAGCCCTTCTAAGATCATCATAATCTACTCTCCCTGCAATATCAATTTCAACATTTCTAATAAACTGATCTATTAATGTATCAGTTAAAACAGTGTCGGAAACTTCGGTATAATTTCTTACTTGTGTTAGAAAATTAGCGTGTGTTATAGCCATTATGTTATACTCACTGTTATGTTGCCAATAGTGGCACTTAATTGTCTTCGTCTATTCTGTAATGATCCATCATCTGGAACCATAGATGAAATAGATGTGGTTATTCCGTTTCCTGTAAAATTTTGTGAAAAAACACCAAATCCAAATATTCCTGGTAATGTTAAATTAATTACCTGCACTTGAGTTCCTCCTGAATCAGAAATTGTAATATCATTATTAAATTTTTGAGCAGGTTGTTGAAACTTCATTGGCCTTGCATTTTGTATTGCAATAGCATCAGCGGTAGTACGCCTTCTTCTTATTTGTGGATGCTTTGGTTCAAACTCTGTAAAATGAACTAAAGATCCATTCCATTCTCTAACCATTTCATCATAAGGAAACTCCATACCTGATCTATCTGATATGGCCTTTGAATATTTTCCTACTGCAAATTTAGACATTATATACTCGTTGGGTAAAAGGATTGTGGAGTTATAAATGTAGAAGCTCTTTGACCATCTTCTTCAAGAGCTCTTTTTAATTCATCTTCATAAATCATTTTATTTTGTTGCACTAACTGTGGATTTTTCTTCATAGATAAATAGTATGCTAAACCTGCACACATGCATGGTAAAAATCTATATGCAACATCTGCTTGATCTGTATAAGCTCCTGCATCTTCTATTCTTTTAATTACAAAATATTTCAATACAGTATATGTGCTTAAATCTGGTGTTTGATATAAATTTATTACAGGTGTTGTTTGCCTATCTACATAATACTGTGATGGTGTGCCTGTTTCAAATTTATTAGGAATGGCTGCGTATGCAGATCTATCTATTTTAGATAATGATATATCTTGTGTATTAGAAGTATTAGATGCAGCAGCGGTTGAAGATATAAATGCCTCAAGCACATCGTTAACATCTGATGAAACTGTATAAGTAGCTTGTCCTGCTACCAAAGCATTTTCATCTTGCTCAACCTTCCAAAGGTGTATGCCCCTATTACCCCATTCTGCAAATAGTAAATTTAAAGATCTTCTAGCAGATTTTAAATCATAACCTGAACTAGTTACAATTGCACATCTTTCGTATGCCTCTTGTATAATATCATCTATGTTTAAATCAAATCCTGTAGTTCCTGATGTAGCCATTATAATATATCCTTATAGTAATCCATTAATCCACCGCCTTTTTTCTTAATAACTTTTTCGAGTGCTTTTGCTTGTCCTGCATGTGCTTTTGATGCTTTTTTTAATTTAGCAGCTACAGTTTTAATTGTAGACTCACCACCATCTGATAATGTCATTACTCCTTTTGGAGCTTTACCGTAACTTTTGAATATATCACTTATTCTACCACCAACTCTAGGTTTTGGTTTTGGTAATTTTGCTTTATCTCTTCTTTCAGCTGCATCTGCTTTATCAAAAGCTTTCATTGCTTCACCTTTAGAAATTACTTTTCCTTTTTTATCTTTATAAATTACACCTGCTTCTTTATTTTTAATTTTTGTCATTATTTAAATCCTTTTAACATATCTCCATAATAATTTACCAAACTATCATTACTCACTTTTTTTCCCGCTATTTCAGATTTCATATAAGAACCAATATATTTATCTTTCTGTGCATCTCCTGGAGCCTTACTTGTAGTTTGACTGAACATTGCACGTCCCATAGCTGCTTTTTCAACACCTTTTATTTTGCCTTTATTTTTAGTAGCATAAAATATAGCAGTGCCTTTTTTCTTTCCGTATTGATCCTGCATAGAATCCATAATTTTTTTACCTTTTTTATTTAATGGCACTATACCTCCTTTTTAGCGGCCGCTTTGAGATCATGTGTCTCCTTTTTGCGGTTGTACAACTTCTTAGAGTTTAACACTTTTGATGCGAATGATCTAGACCTTACGAGTTTTGCGAATGGATTCTTTACCTTTTTTTGCAATGTTTACTACCCCTGTTTTACCCATTACTTTAGCTCTTTGCTCCATAACAGTTAAGATTTGTATTTTTCTCGCAAATGGTTTAGATATCTTTTTAACTTTTGCAACAGTCGCACGAGCATCAGCAGGAGTTGCAAACTTAATTTTAACAGTATCTCTAGGATTCTCATCAGTATATAATCTCCTATCTGACCCTTTAGGTTTTTTACCAGTTCCAACTAACGGATCTCTTTTTTTCATAATTATAAGTCTGTAGCGTTTCCTATCACAGGTTTATATTTAGTTTTACCATCTTCTTTGTATGCTCTCAACAATTGTTTTCTAGGATTTTCAGCCACCCAAGAACAATGAATCCACCCGCTGTTGGGTTCGCCTGGAGTAAAAAATTCGAGAATCATCTGATCATACTGAAGGTTTGCTTTGATCCAATCAAAGACCTCAGCGTTGCTAGTGCCCAGACATTCAAAGTCGACCGCTTCAGCTTTGGTGTGCTGTGAATTTAAACTGCTACCTATTTTTACACACAGCTCAGGAGAACGAAAGCAGCTCGTTACCGTAACTCTACCAAAATGATCACGCACTGGTTGTAGAATATTTTCACATAGTAATTTTAATTTTTCCATTTGATCTGCGTTTGGATTATTATCAATACCGAGCCTGATGGCTGTATCTGATTTTATAAGCTCTGAAAGGCTAAAGTTCCGTGTTAATTTCATTATTGTCTCCTTTATCTGATACCCATGTTTGTATACTTAATCTAGGATGTGTCTTTTTTAAATTTGAGTTTACCTTATGTTTTAGACCAGATTCAACAATAACCACTGAATTTCCTTTAATTGGTATAAAACCTGAACCTAAATTAGATTTAAACATAAATTCACCGCCCCAAGACTCATGCCATGTCTTATTAAAATAATACGTTACAGCATATTTTCTACCTTCATCATTAGAATCATTATGCCATCCTAAATGATTACCATATTCAAATTTTCTAATATGACTGTGGAAATTCATTTTTTTAAAATCAATAAAACTATTGTATTTCAACAATGTATGAAAAATAAAAAAAAAATTAGGATCTATACCATTTTCATTTTGACCAAATGAATATGAATTATCCTCTTCTTCCTCTTTAAATTTTCTCCAGGTAATTTTAGTTTTATTCATACCTTTGCTATTTCTTATTTTTATTACATTTTTGTACATTCTTTTGTACTCATGTTCTGGCAAAAAATTGTGTATCCAAAAAAGTTTATCGTGAAAGTTAAACGCTAGGTTCATCCTTTTCTTCCATTTGATAAAACATTTTATCAGAATCCTCTGTTACCATTTTCGTAGCTTCCGCATCCCAGTAAGTAGTTTG